GGGTACGAGAATCGAACTCGTATTACATGCGTGAGAGGCGTTTTTCTACACCACCTAAAACGCTTATAACTAATATCTTATAATATTATAAAATCTATTTGCACCGAATTTGCATTAAAAAACGGTACTCATGCCCTTTCTTATAAATATCACCTCTTATATTTCATCTTTATCAAAGAACGTTTTCAATACAAAGTTAATCAATCAATCAGAAATAGCAAATATTATTTGTTTGAATTTAAGCTATCTGTTTCTAGTTTATCCGGCTAATAGTAAACATACTATTATGGTAGATGAAGAACTAAGAAAATTTTGCGTTGAGCAAGCTGTATTAATCTCAATCAACAAACAACCGCCGAAAGGCATTGGCTTCAATATGCCCGAATCAGTTTCATTATTTGATTTGTCGAATATGATTTTCGAGTACGTTAAATCGGGCGCAAAACCACCGATTAAGATAAATTTTCCTATCGGAGATACTGACTAGATTCCTATTTCGGTTCAGTCGAATAAACAACGGGAATAGAAAACTTAACTGTATTTTGGCTTTCCGTTCCTGTTTTGTTTGATATTCCTGCGTCGATAACTTTTATTGCTACGCCCGCTTTTCCATCTGTTCTATTCATTTCTGAAACAGTTAGATTAAATTCTATTTCATGAATAAGGCTTTCTTGTTTTGATTTATTCGGATTAGAATAAACCATTTTACTTATTCCATTTCCTGTAAATCTACCGTAATGCGGATCTACTACCGCCCCAGTTTCTTTTAGCTCTTCGTTTAGTTCGTTAACGGCTGAAACAATTCCGGTTATTGTTGCTTTTATAAAATCTTTTAGCTCCATATTTCAATTTTATTCACTATACTATTAGGTTATAATCCACGAAGAAATATTATTATATCTATTGCTTTATGACCTTCTATTTTTAGTAATGCTTTCAAATAAGAGTCCCTTTTTTCTACCTTTAATATTCTTTTTAACTCATTATGATTGACCAACTTCTTGGCTTCTCTAGCTTTTGATATACATGCATCTATTGCATCTGAATAATTTTCAATATAAGGTTTTTCTATTATGTCGGATATTATATCTAAATAGCGAAGTAAAGCGCTTTCATATTGACTCTTTAAAAGAAGAGTATCTCCCTGTAAAAATAATAATGATGCCATTATTTCCGCTTGACTCTTTTCATTCGCTTTTTGAATGTAGTCTATCATTTCTTTTTTGGTAGCATCAATACTTTTTGTTAAAGAATCACTAGTTTGCTCCACTTTACCATCTATCTTCTTATCTATTGCAATCACATTCCAAATCTGCCATCCGATTAACATAGTCACCAAAAGCGATAAAATCCCTACTATCACCCCGATATAGTCTATACCTAATTCCGGCGCGGATGGTAACGAAACGCAAATAGCAACAACGCTACATATAATCGCAGCGATTGACAAACAGTTGCTCCAATATGATTTGATTCGGTTTTTCATGTTTAGTTCGATTTAGTGGTCGATAATGTTTGTTTATTGGGCGGGAATTATTAGCTATTTTTTATATAAACCGTTCCGTAGCACTTCTTTTCGCTTCCGCTTATTTTAAATACCACTTCCCGACTACCGCCGCTTTCTGTAATTTCCTTATGAATCTTTTCGTTACTGACTCCTCTAAAATCTTTGGGGATATACCCAACTAACTTATTATCGTCGTTTCTGTATATACCGACTGCAAATTTATCTTTAGGGTTGTTTGTTTCGGCTATCGCTTTACCTTTGAATATACCGAAATCTTTAGGTGTAACTCCATGATAGTACATTCCTACCATTTCATGGTAAAAGTATCCGGATGGCGGAAATTCTATTTCTTCCGACGGTCTCGGAGTATTGGGTTTATCCGGTTGATTCTGGATATTAGATGATTCTTTGGGACTTGTCATTGCAATTTTTATAGCTAAAATCACAACGGCGGTTACTACCAAGATTAATACTACTTCCATGATGTTTTGTTTTTAAGTGGTTATTTCATTTTTATAACACCATCTAATTTACTTTTTACAGCTTTTCCATTACTTGTATACTCATTTAAAAGAGCTTCAATAATAATATTATCGGCTTCTGTACAAGAAGGACCTAGCCTTACCATAATATTATCGAGAACTTCTGGTTTCAGTTTCAAATAGTATTCTTTGAATGGTAGCTCAATATTATTTTTTATATTATAAAACATTTGAGGAGAGCCATTTATACTTGTATTTTTATCACATGGAATAGCAACAAGGGAAAATCTAGTTTCTTCTTGAAATTTCCAATATGTTCGTTTGTATTTTCCTATAAGAGAAAAGTTTATATTGTAACCGTCATTATTCCGAGTAAATGCATCCTTAACTTTTTCATTGGGATGATCAACGTAAATAATATCCCTTTGAAAAAGATATTTATTATTTTTTGTGGGAATGAAAAACATACAATCATCACGAATAATTTCACTTAATGGTATCAATATGTTTTCCTCTTGTTTCGCAACTTTGATGTATTGGGTATCTTGAGCTTTGTACTCACGAAACATATCTTCGTCAAGTTCTATTCGTATTCCTTTACCTTTATCGGCGTACATACTCCACAACGCTATATTTTCTTCACTCGACTTTGTCCAGCAAGAAACAAACATATATTTTCCAAGTTGCATGCCATCCGATGTATATCCGGCTTCTTCTAAGTCATCAACAGTATCTAATCTATTAAACTTGATTGTTCCATTTTTTAAAATTAGAGCCAATGTTTCTATTGAAGTATAATGGTATAGTTTCATCAGTATTTATAAGTAAAATGATTTTAAGAAATTTACTCGTTGAGTTTATTTTAGTGGCTAATTTTCTTTGGATATAATGAATATATCAGCGTAGTTTTCAGATCGGTTTATAATAAGTAATCCCCCATCTAGTTGCGGGTATTCGTCTACCCGACGGAATAACAGATTTGCATCCGAATTTGATTGAATCTCTTTTGCTTTATATAAATAATTCCCTTCTAATAGTTGCGGCTTTTCGATTGCGTATGTATTTGCAGAATATCCAGAGATTACTATGTTAACTAATTGGGGAGTAACTCTTACAATTGCCGTACTGTCCGCAAAGGTGTTTTCATAAACGTTTTTTTCGTTCATAAAACCCTTTACAGAGAGAATTTTATACTTTCCCTCTGTTAATTGAGCAAAGGAATACATAGAACACATCGCTAGAAATGCGATAAGTAGTAGTTTCTTCATGTTGTTTTGTTTTAGTGATTTACAATATGTTTTTGATTGATAAAATGTTCTCCACAATGAATAGATGAATAATTTCCCGTTTCGGCAAGTCTATATCGTCATAATCTGGATTCTCGCTACGAAGCAGAATTAAATTATCCGCATCTTTAGGATGCCTACGAACTCTCTTTATAAGCCTGTATTCGTTCGTTATGATTAAATACACCTGTCCGTAGTTGAAATAATCCCAACTCTCAATCTTTCTAATTACTACCCTGTCGCCCGAAGCGATTAGTGGTAACATACTATCACCCGTGGCGAATATTATCTTTGAATCCGGGTTGATTTCCGGTGCGTCTATACTTCCTATCACTTTTTCGTCTGTAAATTCTATGTCTCTACCACTTAGTCCGCATGTTGCGTCTATATCGTATATTAATGTTCCTTTTCGTTTTGTTTCGCTTATTGCAGATTCGGAAATCTCGATTGTTTTTTGTTCTCGCTCTGCATTTTTAATCATTTCTCCTTTATCTCGCAGAAGCCATTCGGTTGACATATCACCGTATACTCTACTAATTTTCATTGCAATATCGGCGGATATACTTTTGGTCTTCCCCCAATATCCCTTAGATAATCCAGCTTCTGCTTCTAATCTATATACACTAATTCCTTTATAATCAATGTATTCCTGAATTTTTTCTTTTATAGTCATACTGTCGTCTACTAATAAAGGTTAATTAATAGAATATAATCTACTAAATATTTGTATAGTAGAGTATAGTCGTCTATCTTTGTCGCATCAAAGTTAATCAATCAATCAAGAACTAACAAATAAAAGTATAGAATTATGAAAGCAGGAATGATCGGAGACGTAGAATTTAAAAAAGCAGGAAGCGAAACGGTATGTTGTGTTAGCTTGATTAATACAACAGCCGGACAAAGATTCTTAGCGTGTACACTTTCTAGTAGCAAGACTTTCAAAACGTTCAAAGGCGCGGAGAAGTTTATGAACTCATTCGGTTATCAAAAGATTTAATATTAATCCGTAGCCCTTCGGGGCTATTAAAACCACTCTGGGAGATTTTTCGCTATAACATATACTATTAAAGAAATGAATGATAATGAGAAGAATACATATGTCAATATGTCAAAAAATAAAAAGGTTTTTGACTTGCCTTTTAAAGAAGTGGGATCGGTATTGGCACCGGAGACTATATTTTGTAACCGTTTATAATCTTCCAGTTGGCAGCGTTTTGACTGGAAAATATCATAGTATAGCGCGATTGCTACGCTTAGAATGCCCAGTGTTAGCGATATTACGGTCAAAACAAAAAGGACGCGTACCGGGTAAAATTCGCGGCTATTATTGGATAATGCTACTAAAGCCCCCAGAAGACCAGCCCCCGCAATTAATATATTATAAAACCACGTTGAGCAAGTTTTTAAATATTGCTCCTTGGACTGAATGTACTTTTTAGCGGCGTTAATCGCTTTTGGATTCTTTGTATTATTCATCTCTTTTTTTATGCAAAGCTAATAAAATAAATATTACGACAATGAACACAACACCAATTAAACCGACACTGCAAGCGATGGAAGTAGGGCGACAAACCTACTTCCCCCGCAACCGCAGAAAATCAGTGAGAACGACTGCATCCGATTTAAAAACCGATGAAGGAAAGGTTTTTAAAACTTGGATCGACGGAGATAACATTTATGTTGAACGCAAAGAATAGTACGACAATGGGACGAACTAGAGTAACCGGAAAAGTTGAGCCAATAGTAAAGAAGTGGCTTAGTAAAGATGAAGCAAAATCCTATATAGGATGCTCGGATGATTTTTTGAGAACGTTACGGGAAAAAGCTCTCATTTCTTTTTCTCAATTTGGAAAAATGATCTGGTACGATTTATCGAGTATAGATAGATTCATACAAAGTAATAAGGTAGTATAAAACAAACATCATGCTAACACTAAAACAAAGTCCCGCCGCTATTATCTTAATGCTTTCAGCGTGCAGCCTCGCAGAAGGCGAGCCGAAGCCGGGCAAATTAATTATCGCACTACTGATCGTATTTATCACGGTTATCTATGTGCTAGTCTGTAACTATCTAAACACGAAACGACATGGCGGCGAATCCTCAATGTATCGGTAATTGCCGAATTTGTACGGTTCTTGGCGCGTGTCCTACTGATACTCTAGTTTGCGAAGATTGCGGCGAAGAGATCGACCCGGGCGAAGAGATAGAATTAGAGGTCGAAACGTACGAACGTGGCAGACATGGCACAAAGATAATAACGGTTTGCGCTCACTGTTATGAGTCGCTTTATCAGGGTGGAAACGATAACTTTTAAACGACACGATAATGACACATTGGAAAACTCAATTCAATTATGACTATCTAGGCGCTTACAGCCTACCGGATGGGAAAGATATAATCCTCACTATCCGCGAAACGAAAAAAGAGCAGGTAGTCGGCGCGTCTGGAAAGAAAGAAGAATGTTTCGTCGCTTATTTCCTCGAAAATGTGAAACCGATGATCCTCAACCGGACGAACTGCAAAACATTGACGAAAATTTTCAAGAATCCGAATTTTGAGTCATGGATAAACAAGCAAATCCAAATCGGAGCGGTATTAGTTGACGCTTTCGGCGAAAAGGTTGATTCGCTTCGTATTCGTCCTTTTCTTCCGAAAGTAGAAAACTCATTGCCTACTGTTGAGACAGGATCGGCAATCTGGAAAAATATCCTCGATGGTCTGGCAGGTGGTTTTACGGTCGCACAGGTACAGACGAAATATAAACTAACTAAAGAACAAATCAAAGAATTAGTAGCACATGAAATCAAGTGAACAAAAAGAAATCGAATGGAAGGAAAAGAGACGGGGCAAAATAACCGCCTCTACGCTTCCCGATCTGATGAAAGCGGGTAAAAGTTGTCCCTTTGGTAAAGGTGCGTTAGACGCGATGTATTTAGTACGATACGAGCGGAGAACCGGGACGATGCGAGAAAACGGAAGTAACAAGGCGTTTGATTGGGGACATGAAAACGAACCACTAGCGGTCGAATGGGTACGGAGCCAGTTAATGAACGAGATCAAGTCGTGTACAACCGATTTTAAAGACATTGTTTTCAATGAACCGTTTGAAGGATTCGGAGATTCACCGGATTTCTATGTGTACGGATTTGACGGGAAAGTTATCGCTCTGGGTGAGATCAAGTGCCCGATGTCGCAAGGAAAGATCGAATCGCTGCAGTTCGGAAATACCATCGACGAAAAGGACGAATATTATTGGCAGTTCCTCGGACATTTTCTAGGGCGTCCGGACGTAGACAAGTTGTATTATGTCATTTATGACGGCTATGTAAACGACGGTCGAATACTCGCAATGAATCGAGCCGATCACGTGGAGAATATAAAGAAACTCTATGATCGAATCCGGTTGGCTAGCGAGATGATAGACGAATCTATCCGTTCCGGTCTGGACTTGCTTGATTGTGTCGATAAGGCAAAAGCGGTATTAGAATTAAAGATGCAGATCGAGGCGTTAAAGCCGGAAGCGAAAAACAGTGTTCCGGTTAAAAATCAGATTTATAAGATACGGAAGGAATTAAAGAAACTGATGAAGAAAGTACCGTCACAACACTAACACAACACGATTAATCACATTTTTTATAAACACTTTAATAAACACAAAATTATGCACACTTGGTTTTTATGTAAAATCCGTTACGAGAAAGTAATGGAAAACGGGATACAAAAGAAGGTAACCGAACCGTATTTGGTCGATGCGCTAAGTTTTACCGAAGCAGAAGCACGAATAATCGAAGAAGTAACGCCGTTTATCTCCGGTGAGTTCACAGTGTCCGACATTTCCCGCGCACATTATAGCGAGATATTTACGAGCGAAGAGGATTCCGCCGATAAATGGTTTGCTGGGCGACTCGCTTTCATTACGCTTGATGAGAAAAGCAGCAAGGAGAAACGGACTTATACAAACGTACTCATACAGGCGGCGGACATTCACGACGCAATGAAGAAACTCGACGAAGGTATGAAAGGAACGATGGCGGATTATTCTTCGATTCTTCTCAAAGAAACGGCGATTGTAGACGTTTATCCGTATGAAGCTAAAAAATAAATACTTTACCAAATAATATTACTAACCAATAATGCCGCCGAAAAGGACGGTGTGAGGTGAAAGCCCTCGTATTTAAGTTTAATGTTCTACGTCTAATCAGCGTAGTGAATATCTGGTTAGACGACAAATAATTTTAAATATATGGCAAAGTATAACAATGTAAAAATAGACGGATACGACTCTAAAAAGGAATATCGACGCGCTAAGGAGTTGAAACTACTCGAAAAGAAGGGGATTATAACCGGATTACAAGAGCAAGTAAAATACGAGCTTATTTCGCCTCAATATCGTTTCTATGAAGTACAGGGAGTGCGGAAGATGCTACGTAAAAAGAAGCTGATCGAACGAGGAGTTTACTACATCGCGGATTTCGTTTATTATCGGGATGGTGAGTATATCGTCGAAGATACTAAAGGTGTTCGGACAAAGGAGTATATAATCAAACGTAAGCTCATGCTTTACGTTCATGGAATTAAAATAAAGGAGGTATAAGAATGGTGAAGAAAACAGTACAGAAACCAGTAAAACACGATTGCCGAACGTGTCGCAACGGAGGAAGAGAGACTAATTTTATTTGCTATTGTTCCGTCCTGAAAGTAGGGCGGGCGATCGGGATAAGGATTTGTAGTTATTATGTCGCTCGATAGACTTTATAAGTGTGATGAATATAGACGGATATACGCTAACCGAAAAGATGCGAAAAGCGCGACGACGTTTCAGATTTACCGCCACCGAACAAGCTCTTTTTTACGAATTAGTGGCTATTTGCAACGGCGAAGATTGGAGGGACGTTTTCAATTGCTCGAACATTGAACTTTGTTTTGCGCTTAACGTGAATGAGAAAACACTAATAAAAGCCCGTGAGTCTTTAATAAATGCAGGATTGATTTATTATAAATCTGGTAAGAACAAACGTATTATAAGCTCTTATTCTTTCGTGAAGGAATTTAAAACCACTGTAACTACTACTGTAAATTTTACAGCCAATCAAACAGCCAATAAGGGAGCCAATCAGACAGCCAATGATACAGTAGATAAGGGAGTCAATGATACAGGGGATAGTACAGACTATAATAAACTAAAACAGAAACCAAACAGAAATATACTCTCTAAAGTCTCTCATGGAGATTTTGATTTTATATCTGACGAGTTTTTAGAAGCGTTTTCGCTCTGGCTTGAATACAAGAAAGACAGGCGGGAAAATTACAAATCGGAAAAGTCACTCAAAGCGTGTTACAACAAATTAGTGAAATTGAGCAAAGGTAATCCGGCGGTCGCATCTCAAATCGTAGATGAATCGATTGCGAATAATTGGGCGGGATTTTTTGAACTAAAGAACAATAAAAACGAATATGGAAACAAGAAGCAAACAGACTCTACCGATAGCGGCGATTCTATCATACGGACTACCGTACTATGACGAGCCGATAGAAGTAGAAAAGCGCCCAGAATGGTTTAAGGCGTGTTGCAAATACGTTTGCCCTGGCTTTAAGATTGACGATTCGAATAAAAACTTAATGAATCAATTGTTTTTATACACAGAGGGGCGATCCGGGAAGCTAGACGCGAATAAAGGGCTATTGTTACGAGGCGACATCGGTACAGGAAAAAGCACTATTATGCAGATTCTAAACCGATATAGCTATTTCACACGCGGCAAAGCAAAGGGCGGCTATCCGATCGGTGGTTTTAGGATTGATTCGGCTTCCTGTATTGCAAACGGCTTTTCGATGCGCGGAAAGGATGCACTAGAATTGTATACTTACAACAACGGTACGCCGCGAATGATCTGTTTTGATGAACTAGGACGCGAGCCAATCCCGGCAAAGTATTTCGGTACTGAACTAAACGTGATGCAGTATATTTTCCAATGTCGGTACGAGTTGAGACATGAGGCAATAACTCATGTTACAACGAACTTAACGATTAAGGAAATACAGCGTATTTACGGCGCGTATATCGCGGATCGAATAAATGAAATGTTTAACGTCTTGGACTTGAACGGAGCTAGTAGAAGATAATTAATACAACGAAACCATGCGAAGCAGAAAAAAGAAACTTGTGTATTTTAAAAAGATTCCGGTTCGCGTCGATCTGGAACAATGGCAAAGGCTCGATAAGATTCGCGCTGACTATCATTTCAAAAGCACATACGAGATTATGCAGTACATTTTAGGCTGCTTTCTCCGGGTTGCCGATCCGATGCCCGACGATGATGATGAAGAAGTATTACCGGACGAAATCAAAGAAATGTTCTACGATCTATCACAAGCGGAACGACATTTCGAGTATGTAAAACCAAAACGAAAACTACCACAACACAAGGTAGACGAAATGAACGGACAAAAACGATTAGAAGGATTTTAATATGGTTAAAAAACTATCAAACACAAATTATTTGCACGACATATCAGCAGATCCCGTCGCGACAAATGAACGGAATCGGAAGTATATCGACCGATTTGTTTCAGAGAATTATAACGGCTTAGTTGCCAAGTTTTCACCCTTAGACGGTACGATAAATTCAAGCGCTTTCGGAGCACTCGACAAATTAAACTCTACGATTATCTCGCTCTATACTGATCCGAATTTGCACTTTACGGATTGGGAGCAGGCGAAACAATATCTATCGAACAAGTTTACAGAAAAGGCGATTCGCGTTCCGGTGAAAAAGCCTGTAAAGAGTGAAGTAGTAGAGAACGAGGACGAATTTATTAATGATTAATATTATCACTCCAATGAAAGACGTAGAACTATTTAACGACCATTTCCAGAACTATAAAACCTACGGTATTCCGAAAGCACAACTAATCATTGCGGATATTCCCTACAACATCGGGAAGAACGCATACGGCTCTAATCCATCTTGGTATATCGACGGAGACAATTCTAACGGAGAAAGCGAACTGGCAGGAAAAGAGTTTTTCGATACCGATAAGGATTTTCGCATTACTGAATTTCTTCACTTTTGTAGTAAGATGCTCGTTAAGGAGCCGAAAGAAAAAGGAAAATCGCCCTGTATGATTGTTTTTTGTGAGTTTCAGCAACAATTCGAACTTATCCAGAAAGCGAAGGAATACGGACTGAACAATTATATCAATCTGGTATTTAGAAAGAATTTTTCGGCACAAGTTTTAAAGGCTAACATGAAGGTCGTTGGTAATTGTGAATATGGTGTACTCTTATATCGGGACAAACTGCCAAAGTTCAATAATGGCGGTCGGATGGTATTTAATTGTTTCGATTATCCTAGAGACACAGATACACCGCGGATTCATCCGACACAGAAATCAGTTCCGTTGCTTGAGCGGTTGATCGAACTTTTCACCGATGCGGGTGATGTTGTAATAGACCCATGCGCCGGAAGTGGGACAACATTACTTGCAGCCGCTCAATGCGGGCGAAAGGCATACGGATTTGAGATAAAGAAGAATTTCTATGCAGATGCGAATAAAATCATTTTGTCGCGGATGCAGCCTAGAATGTTTGTGTAGAATTAATAAATAACAAAGTTATGCGAATACTAGATTTACCATTAATGGCGGTTTGGTTTCTAATGATCGAATCCGGCGAGAAGAAAGAGGAATACCGGGAAATAAAACCGTATTGGATTAAACGCCTAAAGTGTTGCGGACTTCATCCAAGCGCAAAAGGTTGTGACGGTTGTCCGGTTGGTAGTTGCGATCATTATACACACGTTCGTTTCCGGTATGGGTACACCGCGCGAACTATGTTGTTTAAGTTGGATCATATTTCGGTTGGAGTTGGTCGGAAGAAATGGGGTGCACCTGATAAGAAAGAGGTGTATGTTTTAAAGTTGGGTGAACGGATTGAATAACTAATAACAATTAAGTAATGAATATCGGACTATTAACAGTTGATAGCAATTATCCAAATCTTGCACTCATGAAAATAAGTGCATGGCATAAGGCAAGAGGTGATAATGTAGAGTGGTACAACCCTTTGTGCTTTTATGATAAAGTTTATTCGGCAAAAGTATTTTCTTTCACTCCGGATTATGGTTATTATATTAATGCTGATCAGATCGAGAAAGGCGGCACAGGGTATGACATGAAGAAGATTCTTCCAATTGAAATTGATAGAACTATTCCTGATTATGAACTATACAACATTGATAAAAATTTAGCTTATGGTTTCCTTACTCGTGGATGTCCTAATCGTTGCAAGTGGTGCATAGTTCCCCAGAAAGAAGGAAATATAACTCCATACATGGATATTGAAGAAGTATCTGCCGGACGAAAGAAGGTAATTCTCATGGATAACAACGTACTTGCATCCGACTATGGATTATGTCAGATTGAAAAAATTGTTTCCATGAAAGTACATGTAGACTTCAATCAAGGCTTAGACGCTCGTTTAGTTACGGATGAAATAGCCCAACTGCTTGCAAAGGTAAAATGGATTAAACGCATAAGATTCGGTTGTGATACACCAGGACAGATTGCAGAGTGTGAACGCGCTACAGCTCTGATTGATAAATATGGTTATAAAGGTGAATATTTCTTCTACTGTATTCTACTTCATGATTTTAAAGAAGCATTTGAACGGGTTAATTATTGGAAGAACAAAGGCGGTCGATTCTTGCCACATTGTCAGCCTTATAGAGATTTGAATAATCCACGCCAAATTATTCCTCAATGGCAAAAGGATTTAGCCGGATGGGCTGATAAGAAGTGGATTTTTAGAAGTTGTGAATTTAAAGACTTTACCCCTCGAAAGGGTTTTGTTTGTAGTGTATATTTTAACTAATAACAAATAAGAAATGAGCCAAACTCAAAATCAATCAAAGTATTATTATTCCCCTCGTTTTCGTCACTTCAATATCTATCGTCGCGATCCAGACGGAGACACAAAGGTAGATGATGCGGCAACGCAAGAAGAGGCGAAACGGAAAGTCTACGAGTTAAACGGATGGAATTACAAACCTAAAAATAACACGGTAAAATGAGTAAAGTAAAACAGTACATCGAACAAGCCACAAACGAGCGCATCCGCTCGCGTGGCTTAATCCGAAAAGTCGCTATCGAAGCATCTCGGATACAGAGAGACGAAACGAGGCGGCAAGCTATCGAAATGTGTCCGTCTAAGAACTGCAAAGGCTGTGCAAGCCTGATACATAAACAGGAAACACAATCGACCCGATGCGACGGGAATTGTGCACGGATTAGATTACTTATTAACGGATTAGACCGGATCGAAACGTTATGTATATAATCAGGCGTATTCAATGCAAATCGGGCGATGTGTCCGAGACGCATTTAGTTGAGATAGAAACGGACGACATCGAGGCGACACGAAAGGAGTTGCACGATTGTTATCAATGTGATAAGATTCTTTTTAATTATGACGAACAATGAGTAGAAACCCGCATTACATTAAGATGATTAACTCCAACAAATGGAAGTTACTTCGAGCTAAGAAGCTACAAAGCAATCCGGTTTGTGAAGTGTGCGAAGCGAACAATCGCAGTACACTTGCAACGGAAGTACATCACACTGTCCCGGTTGAGTCCGTGCCGCATGAACTCGGAATGAGACAACTAATGTTTGATTATAACAATCTGCAAAGCCTCTGCCATTCGTGCCACTCTGATGCACATCGACGCGCTTTCAGTCATTCAAAAGAGGCGATACAGGCGAATAATCGAAGGGCGACGGAACGGTTTGTTGATCGCTTCTTGGATAAATAAATTCTGATTGTTGTGAATGTGGCTGTTTTTTCTATGAAGAATAAAGCAGCCTTTTTTTATATTTCAAAAGTGCCTTAATTCTTCTTTTTAGGTTCTTTCCGTAGATATTTATTTACTTTAGTTGTCTTAGTCTTTTTAAAAAGAGTATAAAAAGGTACTCCTTTAGAATTATAATATTTTATCAATAGATAAAATCCATCTAAACGCTTAGGACGAAAGTATTGTTCGGGATTAGGGATCTTTATTCCCGGTAGATAAATCTTTATTCCATTTTCAATTGTGTATTTCATTAACTCATCTGGCTTCGTGAGATATGAGGTTGATATTTCAAATGCTATTTCTTCGTTTTTATCCAGATGACTTTGCTCGTTAAATAGTTTATTACCGTTTACTATTCCGTCAAATAAGGGTGATGTCCCATCGTATGTAATTTCGCCTATTGATATATTTCTAGCCGTATATTCGGATACATTTTTTAAGGTACATTCATATCTCCATGTCAGTATATGACTTTTATTTGGTAAAATTTTCCTAGAAGTTAACTCTATGCTAGTTTGTAGATTTAATTTAGGACGTTCTTCGTAATATTTTTGATATATAAATTTACTTCCCCACGCAATCAATATTACTACAATTGGGCATATAATAGAAAGAATTAAAGAGTTCATAGCATTCAGATTATATTTACTGCAAATATAAAGAATGTTTCTTTCTTGTATAAAGACGGGGGCGTTTTTTTTATTTTTTAACGCGATAGGCTAAACCCACCTCACCTCATATTTACACGCGCGAGTAATTTTTGAAACGAGGGGGTGCGCGTTGGGGGTAAACTTTTTGCGCGCATCTTCCGAGCTACCAAATACTTGCGATCTTTTCCTATATGCAAAAAGCCTATAAAAATGTGTGATTTGGACGATATAAAAGAAAAGATTCGCGCCGCGATGGAGTCGCAGGGAACATATACGGAAGATTTAGACCTCTGTATAACTCTTTGCGCAGGTTCATATATGGCGTTTCAAATTGCACTAAACGATATTTCAAAGAAGCGTATGAAGTCATACGTGAAAGAAGTGTCCCGCGAAAATAATGATAAACTTACGGCACATCCTGCTTTCAAAGTTTTATTCGATGCGCTCGAAGCAACACGCAAACAATTACGCGAACTTGGCTTGACCTTTCAAACGCTTTCTGCATCTGACGACGACGAAGTAAACGACTTAATTAACGAAGTAAACAAAATAGACCGCGATGGAGAAGGAGACTAGAGATAAACTGATAGCATTAAAGCAGTCGGTTATCTCCGACTTGCATAACATCGACGTTGATTCGTATAAGCTAGATAGGGCAGACGAAAGACTAAATGTGTATATCAAAGGTTGTATTAACAATCCGGACGCACACAACCTTTACGAGTTGCTAGCCGTTCGCCGCTTCTTTGTTTTCCTCGATAAATACGAATTTCGGATCAAGGAAGTAAAGAAGTTCGTCACGTTCTACGAGCGTTTGAAATTTTCCGGCACAAAGGGAAAGACTAGATATAAGCTGACTCCGATACAGGTGTTTCAGTTCTCTAACATTCTCGCGTTTTACAAGCCTGGAACAAACAAACGTTTGATTCGTGAAGCTCTTCTATTCGTTCCACGTAAATTCAGTAAGACAACAAGTGTAGCGAGTCTTTCGATTAACGATTTGTTGTTCGGTGATGCGAACGCACAAACATACGTTGCTGCAAACTCATATAATCAGGCGAAAGTTTGTTTTGATGAAATACGTAATATTTTAAAGTCTCTCGATCCGAAGTTTAGACACTTCAAAATTAATCGAGAAATCATATATAACCGCATAAAGGGAAAAACCTCTTTTGCCCGTTGCCTTGCCTCTAATCCGGATAAATTAGACGGACTTAACGCAAGCATGGTAATAGTAGACGAGTATTCACAAGCCGATAGCGCTGCATTGAAGAACGTTTTAACGTCCTCAATGGGCGCACGGCTCAACCCTTTAACCGTAGTAATTACGACCGCATCCGATAAAGAGACGGCTCCATTCGTCGAAATGCTCAAAATGTATAAATCGATCCTACGAGGTGAGATTGAAAATGATTCCATATTTGCGCACATCTTTGAGCCGGACGTAGACGATGAGGAAGGCGATCCGGCAACGTGGCGTAAAGTGCAACCACATATGGGTATAACTGTTTATGAAGATTTCTATATCGATGCATACCAGAAGGCTTTATATAGCGCACCGGACGCGCTAGAGTTTCGGACAAAGTTACTTAATGTGTTTGCGGTTGATTCGACAACAAAATGGATTGAAGCAAAGCAGATCGAGGAACGGTTTAAGGATATTAAAATAGAGAATATAGGTACTTATCCGTTAACAATGGCGGCGGTCGATTTATCCGTTCGCGACGACTTTTCTACGGTTACTTATAATATCTATTCGAAAGAAAGCGGTTCTTTTCATTTACATACGGATTACTATTTTCCGGAAGGAGCTTTGAAAGATCATCCGAATCGGGAACTTTACGAAGGTTGGGCGAAAGCGGGCTATTTAATTCTGTGTGACGGTGATATTATCGACTATCAGCAAATAGTAAACGATATACTTGCACGTGCAAAGTATCTACAAATTATGGGAGTTGGCTATGATCCTTATAAATCGGCTGAATTTGTAAATCTTCTTACTTATTCCGTAGGCGGTGCGAGTGAATATATTAAGCCTGTTAAACAGACATACGGAACGTTTACAAGCCCTATTGAATCTTTTGAACTTGCTTTGTATCGGAGTAAGCTCACCTTTAGCCCTAATCCGATTACGCCGTACTGTTTTAGTAATGCGGTATTAGACGAAGATCGGAACATGAATAAGAAGCCAGTCAAAAAAACGCATAACGCGAAGATTGATTCGACTATAACAAACCTAATGACATTCTACTTATTTAATAACATGGAGCTATATGAAACTATCTTTTAATTTTGAATTGGGACGTTCAAAGACGCAAAAACGCGCCTTAAATGCAGAGACGAGCACAACGGATAAAGATGCGGCAATAAACTCCCGATTGCCATCATTGCCCGGTCAGCCAATAGATGTACATAACAGCAATCAAGCAATGAAACTTTCAGCCGCATATAGATGTACTTCTATTCTTTCGGGGACTATTGCGTCTTTACCGCTTATAATTAAACGGAAAAAAGATGGATATTTCTCACCAGACGAGGAAAACGATTTATATACAATATTAACCCGTATGCCTAACCGACGAATGAATAGTTTTGAAATGGTTAGGAATATGGTTGTTCAAATCGTAAATCAAGGAAACGCCTACATCGTTATCCGTCGGAAGTTCGGTAGTGTCAGCGAGCTTGTATTATGCGCAAATAATACAGTAACCTATGACAAATTGAATGATGTTTATATTATTTCTGATCCATATAACCGGATATATGGGCGTTTTGAATCCTACGAAATAATCCATCTTAAAAATAATAGTTTGGACGGGGGATATACAGGAGTAAGTACAATAATGTACGCTAGTCGTATCTTTTCCATAGCTGCTAGTGCAGATAATCAGAATTTACGAACCTTTCAGAATGGAAGTAAAATAAAGGGGCTTGTTTCCGGTGCAAAAGAGATAAATAAAGGGTTGCCCGGTGCAGGTATGACGGATATTCAACTTTCTACGGTTGGGGATCGTATAGAGGAACAACTAAACACAGGAAGAGACATTATTTCAGTTCCCGGCGATGTTGGATTTCATCAACTTTCTATAAATCCGGTTGATGCGCAGTTATTGGAAACAAAGAAATTCAGTATTCTTGATATATGTAGATTTTACGGAGTTCACCCGGATAAAGTATTTGCCGGACAATCTACTAATTACAAAGCTTCTGAAATGAGCAATGTTTCTTTTTTAACTGATACACTGCAACCAATATTGAAACAAATCGAGGCTGAATTTAATTACAAGCTGATTCCTAATTCAGTCGCTCACTTATATAGTATTTCATTTGATTTGTCATGCTTATATCAAACCGATTTAACGACACAAGCAAGCTATTATAAAGCTTTGGAAGAAATGGGAGCTCATTCCCCGAATGATACTCGTAGGGCTTTAGGAAAACCGCCCGTTGAAGGAGGCGACAAAGTGTTTATCTCCTGCAACGTTCAACCAATCGAGGCGGCTAGTCAAAAAGTAGAGCTACCCAAAAACGAAGAAACAAACATATAGTAAAATGATATTTGCAAAATATGGAAATACGAAGTTATACAGAGCTAGGTGCTCCTAAAGTTGGAGATGGAAGAATAATCGAAGGTTATGCGGTTGTATTCGGACAAGAAAGCCGTGTATTGTACGACAGGGAAAAACAACGCGCTTTTGTTGAGGTGATCGAAAAGGGAGCTATAACGGAAGAGTTATTGAGTAGTTGTGATGTTAAAGCTCTGTTAGATCATAATAAACAGAGATTGTTAGCTCGTTCTAATCGTGGTGCGGGAACTTTGTCGCTTGAACTTGACGACTACGGACTAAAATACAGGTTTGAGGCTCCTAGTACTCCCGATGGAGATTTCGCCGTAGAAATGATTAAACGCGGTGATATTTTCGGTTCGTCTTTTGCGTATGCTTTAAATGAAAAGGATAAAACAAAAGTTTCCTATTCAATGAAAGACGGGTTGTTGCTTCGTACTGTACACATGATTGATCGGATTTCCGATATATCTCCCGTTGTTGATCCTGCTTTTTATGGTACAGACGTAACGGTACGGAGTATGGATGATACGATAGCGGAGTTGTCCGGCGAGAATAAAGACTATCTAAATGAAATTAATAATTTACGCAAATCAATTTAAAACATGAGAAAAGAATTTGAAACTATTGCTCAATACAAAGAGCAGATGCGCGCTATGTTGGATAAAGCAGAAGCGGAAAAAAGAGCACTCGACGCAAGCGAGAAAGAGCAGTTCGAGCAGTTAAAAACAAAGAAAGAACTTTTGGAAATGAAAGTCGAACGCCGTGCGCTTGAAGATATTAACGCGGGACTGGTATCAGACCGTCGCATGTTGTTTTCACAGGCTGTTTTTGACGTCGTTAATCATCGCTCTTTGGAAGAATACAACGGAGTAGTATCGGAAGGCGGTATTAAAGTTGTAGAACGTGCGGTGACTGTTACAGATACAACCGATGCGGCTAGCATGGTTCCTGTTACAATCGGTGAAATCATTGAACCGTTAGAAAAAGGCTTGATTATTGATAAACTGGGTATCAAGATGCAAAGCGGGCTTGTAGGTGACCTTGTTTTCCCAACATTGGCGGCTGTTGAAGCAACAATTCAGGGTGAAAACGTTGCGGTTACCGATACCGAATTGAATATCGACAAAATCAAGGCTTCACCCAAACGTGTATCTATTTCTATCCCGGTGTCTAAGCGTGCGATCAACCAAACGAACTACTCTTTGCAGGACGTTGTTTTGAAGCAAATTTCGCTTGGCGTCGCTCGCACTTTGAATAAATGGATGTTTTCGGGAACTGCATTGTCTGGCGCAAGCAACGGGGTGTTTGTAAAGACAAAACCAGATGTTGAATATACAAACGCGTTGACATTTGCGGATATTGTTTCGCTTGAATCTACCGTAATGGATGCGGGCGTAGATGTAACCGACGGTACAGCTGCCTATGTTTGCACTCCAAAGGTGTATGGTGCTTTGAAATCCACTCCCAAAGCGGCGGGAACTGCTGAAATGATCTGCCAAAATGGTATGGTGAACGGTTATCCGGTTCTTGTTACTAACTACATGGACGCCGATTCTATCGGATTCGGTGTATTCTCCAACGCTGCTATCGGTCAGTTCGGCGATATGGATTTAGTTATAGACCCGTACACCGGAGCGAAAAGTAATGTCGTAAACTTTGTATTGAATACTGATTATGATATTGTTGTAGCTCGCCCGGAAGCCTTTGCCATCGCAAAGAAGAAGGCTTCTGCTTAATCCTATAACCTATCATTCACTAAAGGGCTGGGGCTTCGGCTCTAGCCCTTTCTAATTTATACAATATGGCACAATACGTAACACTCGAAGAACTCAAACAGCATTTAAACATTGACTTCGACACGGACGACGCGTATATAACTGGGCTTATCGAACCCGTTCAACTTCTTATCGAATCGTATCTAAATAATCCGCTAGATACCTACGTTAAGGACGCAAAAATAGATCGGCGTATCTGGCACGCGATCCGCATCCTTATAGCGAATTACTACGCAAACCGTGAATCGGTAACATTTGCCACTCCGCAAGTTATTCCGGGGCACATAGAACTATTACTGCAACCTTTAAAACGATATACGTAATGCAAGCAGGATTATTAAACGAAATGATCGCTTTTTACCGTAGCGAGTCAAAGCGCGATAATCTGGGCGGCACGTCTGAAAGTTGGGTGAAAGTATTCGATAAACGCGCATACATTCGCTTTAAGTCTGGCGCACGCAAAGAAGCGAACGGCGAGATATACAATACGACCGTTAATACAATAATGATTCACATCTGCAAAGAGATTAACGCTAAAATGCGAATCGAGTACGACGGGCAGAAATACAAGATTCTATCTATTAACCACGACCGGAAGCAACAAGCAACGGTTATAGAAGCGGAGGTAATCAATGAGTAACGACAATTACACCGGGCGCAACTTGTATCGCGTCGAAGTGGATGCAACGCGAGTAAACGAACTACTTAAACGGTTGAACGATAAAGAAGCAAAGAAGGCAATTTCCTCCGCTCTTAGAAAGTCGATTCTTATCATTCGTAAACAGGCGCAGGAAAATTTAGTCTATGCTGTTAATGGCGCTGAATTTGGGAGTACTAAGAATGGCGTGTCTTTCAAACCGCTAAAGAATGAAATAAAAATAGCGGTCTATCGTAATGCTTCCGGTGCACGGGTTAGCCTGATTGATAAACGCAAAAAGGGATCACGCGCTTTTATGCTTCCTTTTTTTGAATCTGGAACAATAGAACGAACAGCATACGAAAAAAGCGCTACCCATAAACCCGCAAACAGAGGTAGTATAAAGGCTTCTCGCTTCTTTTCTAATGCGGTCAAATCGAAGCAGAAAGAAGCGGAGAACTCACTAGAGAAAAATATTATTGATTCAATAACGAAAATAGCGAATAAAAAGAAATGAGTTTATCAATAGGCGCACACGTATATAAGAAGTTAAGCGACTCTACGGAGTTGGCGAAGTTGATTTCTGATAAGATATATGCTATCTCAACCAAAACGGAAATATCTTTTCCGTTCGTAATTTACAGGCGTAATTCTTTGGTTCCTGAATATACAAAAGATAGATACGGTACGGGCGATACCGTTTCGGTTGAGGTTGCCGTAGCTAGTGATAACTACTTGAATTCTGTCACTATCGCCGAAGAAGTGCGTAAGGCGCTCGAAAACAAGCGCGGGCAATATGACAACTTCAATGTAATAGACGCTAAACTAATTAGTGCGAATGAGGATTTTATAGAAGATACTTTTATTCAAAGCCTCGTATTCTCATTTAAAACAGAATAATAACTAAAACACGATAAAATTATGAGTAAAGCAAAATCAGTGTTAGGAAAAGACCTAATGTTATTCATCGATGGTAAAGCCATCGCACTTGCCACATCTTGCAAATTGGGGCTTTCGGCTGAAACAATCGACACACAAAGTAAAGATTCGGGTATCTGGACGGAAAAGGACATTAAAAAACTTTCTTGGAACGCTTCCAGTGAAAACGTATTTAGCGCGGATGCAGATGCGAATAGCTACGATAAACTATTCGCTTTGTTCTTGGCGCATAAACCTGTTGTTCTGAAATTTGGCGTTGTTGGCAATCCTGGCGTAAACGAAATGCCCACCGCCGGATGGACACTAGCGGAAGGTGCATATACAGGTAGTGCGGTTATCACTTCGCTAGAAGCAAATGCGCCGGATGGAGACAAAGCAACACTATCAATCAGTTTCGAAGGAACCGGATCGCTTGCAAAGGAAGCAGCTAGTAAATAACTTACGGGCGGTGTTTTGCCACCCTCTAAACGACTTATTCAATGAAAACAATATCACTTAATGGAAAAGATTTTTCTTTGAAATATACGCTCCGTGCGTTCTTTGTATTCGAAACTATATCCGGCTATCCGTTCCAGTTTGGAAAGATGTTAGACGAGTTTCTTTTGTTTTATTCGTTTCTGCTTGCCTCTAATCAGGAATTGTTCAAAATGGAATTTGAGGAATTTATCGAATTATGCGAAAATGACTTGACGCTATTCGAACAATTCAAAGAGTTTATTTTGGATGAAATCAAACTACGTTCGCAATCGGCAGGAAATGACGTAAAAAAAAAGAAGGTGACGACGTGGAAACGAAAGCCGTAAGTATACGCGAACTTTATTCGCGCGTTGTCGGTGAGGGCGGGATCGCTCCCGATTACTTCCTCGATAAAATGGACTTTATCGAGGTTGAATCGTTTATAGACGGATTGAATCGACGCAATCGGGAAGCGTGGGAACAAACTAGATTGTTAGGTTTCATTATAGCGCAATCTAATAGCACAAAGACGCTAAAGCAAACCGATATACTTCGGTTCCCGTGGGATGAAGAAGAAAAGAAAGATACGAGCGTAACGGACGAAGAGATGCAACGATTACGAGCTAAAGCAAAAGAAGTAGAATCACAATTAAACACGCATAAAGATGTCTGATATAGTAACAAGATTATTGCTTAAAACGAATGACTTTGACGCAAATCTAAATAAGTCGAAGAAGAATGTAAACGGGTTTCAAAGCGACATTTCTAAAATGTCCGGCGTTGCAGTATCGGGAGTTATGAAGTTCGCCGGGGTTCTTGGTATTGCTGTAACTGCCTCGGAAGGTTTCAATAAAGTAATGAATAGCAGTCAGACGCTAGGAGATGAATATGCCCGTACTATGGACGGCTTAAAAGGTGGCGTAGAGCAATTTTTCTACTCTATCGGTAGTGGAGACTGGACGCCGTTCATGAACGGGTTAACCGAAACGATACGTCTAGCACGCGAAGCATACAACGCGATGGATCAATTAGGAAATACAAAAATGTCATTCTCTTATTTTGATGCAAAGAATCAAGCAACCATACAAGAACAAATAACTATTTTAAAAGATAAGGATTCAACGGAAGAGCAAAAGAAAGCAGCTAGGGAGCTATTAGACAAGACGCTGAAAGACCAAGAGGAGATCGTAGGACAATATAAACAAAGAAGTCAAAACGCATTACAAGCAATGGTAAAGGCGGCAATAGGACTTGACAGCGTAGATGTTTCGGCAATAGATATAGATAAAGTGTTGAGATTAGATGTATCTTCGGTAGGCGATGAACAAAAGGCACAATTAGCGAAACAGTATAAAGACTTCGTAGATGAATACGATCGTTTGAAAGCCAAATTTACAACTTACGAAACGGTGGGTTCTGGAATGAATGTGCACACGGTTACAACAACAGATACAAATGCATTGAGTAAGGCAATAAGCCCGATGTTAGCGAAGTATCAGGATGCAATACAATATAACGCAATTTTAGTAAAGAAGAGTGATGAATGGTTGCAGAATTTAATAAACGTTGCAACGGCGGCAGAGGCGGCGGGACGGAATTTATCTAGTATGACGAAAGCGGCGAACCGTGCTTCACAGTCAGGAATAGGCGGGAAAACGCCAAAGGAAGAACCGAAAGAGGGCTCTATCGCTTGGTATGACACGCAAATCGCAGAGCAAAATAAAAAACTTATTGCTGAAACCGACATGCATGCGCGTTCTGCCATTCAAGCAACAATAAATGAGCTCGAATCAAAGAGGATAAATTTAAAGTTTGTTGTAGAGCAAGAAACGTTTAAAATCGCTCACGGCGAGATGAAAGACGATGCTTTATCCGTACCTATTGCACCGATTTACGATAAGGTTCCGACACATGGGAAGGGAGAAAAAAACTTTAAGTTACCTAAATTCGAGTCTCCCATTAAGAAAAAAGATGTAAAACTAAACGAGCAATATGCAGAGTCATTAGGATATATCGGAAATGCCTTTGGTACTATGGGACAAATGGCTGCACAGTTTAATAACGACGGTATGGCATTTGCTTTAAATTCTATCGGTTCTATCGCTCAAATGATTGTGCAACTGCAAGGGCTTGCAACCGCTAACGGCGTGGCTAGTGCCATGTCGTTACCTTTCCCCGCCAATCTTGCGGCAATAGCCACAGTTGTAGGAACAGTTACGGGTATCTTTGCCAGCCTTCCCAAATTTGCAACGGGTGGTATCATTCCGGGCACATCGTTTACGGGTGATAAAGTTCCGGCTTTACTCAATTCGGGTGAGATGGTTCTAAACGGATTACAACAAAGTAATTTATTTCAAATGCTTAATAGCGGTTTATACGGTTCCTTATCACAAAAGATCGCACCATCAATAGAAAATCAAGGCGTTCGCTTGTACAGTGATGTCGAAATAAGAGGGGATCGCATATTTTTAGCATTACACAACCACATAAAGAAAACAGGTAAAAAACTATGGTAAATTACGGAACTATCTATACGCTTCCTTTCAAATCCAGAAAGGAAGTATCTTATTTGATTGAGATACAAAAAGAGAATTATGAAGGAAAAAGTACTGAATTGGTTGGCAGTGGTAACTCTCCTTTTTCCGTGACAATCGAGGATGAGGATTTTTTATATACGCCAACTCGCTTTTCTTCTGCTTCAATCCGTATTGTTGGAGGTGACTATTTGCAAAATTTGTATTCGACTGGATATCAACAATACAAAGTATTATGTAAGCGAGGTAACGATGTTATTTGGACGGGCTTTATAAATCCAGAATTATACACGCAGGATTACACATCTACAAAATTCGAGCTTGAAATAGAATGTAGCTCCGCTATGAGCACTCTCGAATATGTTAACTACAAACAAAAGAACGCTGAACAACGAACTTTTATTAGTTTTTGGGAACTGTTTAGAATGTTCATTGAGCAGTCTCGCGGGTATTATTCGTCTATATTTATTCCTCATGTGTATGCTAAAAACGAACATGATTATAATAACGATCTAAACGTATTTGAAGAAATGACGATAAGTGAACAAAACTTCTTCGACGAGGATAACAAGGCTATGACTCTAAAAGAAATATTAGAAGAAGTTTGTAAGTTCCTAAATTGGACTTGCGTCGATTGGAGAGGTGAACTGTATTTCATTGACATAGATCATAAAAGTGTTTATTATAAATATGATTGCAATCTGAATACATATTCTAAAACTACACCTATTGCATTGAATGTTTCTGATATTGGTTTTGCGGGATCGGAACACTTTTTAGATATTTTACCGGGATATAATAAAGTAACTGTAAAATGTAGTAATTATCCTATTGAGGAAATCAAGATAACCGAAGATTTTGATAAGCTGAAATTATTATCAAATATCGGAGAAGTATCTACTAATTTGGATAACGGTAATACAAGACATACACAGAGGGAGGTTTTATATCCTAATATTTTAACGATGCACCAATTTACCTATAAAAATGGTGTTTTGTCTCCTGTTACAGACTTGTCTATTTATAAAAACAAGAGTAATGCCAACGAATTACTAGGGGCGATCCCATTAAGATATGCCTCTTATGAGTCTGGGCTAAAGACACCAACTACGCAATCATACAACTATGAGTGTGCAATACAAGTCCGGCAACGTTGTGGAACAAAATACGATCCTATTAACGACGTAACTCCCAATTCGGTATTTAATGATTCAATTGTAGTTATCGGTGCAAAGAAAGACGCTTTATTTTTAGGGAAGGGGGGTGCTCTTTCTCTCAATATGAGTATTAAGGTTTTGCAAAAGGATAAATATGATTCTCCTTTTGGCGGCGGTTTGGTTCCTTCCGAGGATGGTATTACATATTCAAAAGATATAATTAAGGTAAGAATAAGAATCGGCGATAAATATGTTTCTAAAGATAATTATGGGCGGTTTACGTGGAGTGATGCCCCATCTACTATGTCTATAAATCTGGATCAATCTAGAGTCGAAAATGCAGATGGTAAAATGGGAACAGGTTTTGTTCCATTGTATAAAACGTATGGAGTACTCGGCAAATATTCTGATGTAGACGGGGTTGTAATAGATATTCCGACTAATTTATTTGGCACGCTTGAAATGTCTATATATGCTCCTACATTGACGGAAAGAGAGGGGCAAGTTCCGTACGGATATTTAATAAAAGATTTAAAACTAAGATATTGCCATTCGTTAGATATGGATGACGATAAAGACTCCGACCGGATTTACGAGAATGTTGTTAATGAAAACTTTATTAATGAATTAGACGAAATAGAGTTTAAGATTTCGAGTTATAACAACGATGGAGCGTGTTATAGTAAGGTCTTGTTATTGGATGAATATCTGAAAGATAACCTTTATTCATCTATTGAAAAGACTTTGATTCGCCCGGAAGAGCTTTTAATAAGAAGAATTATTAATCAATACGGAGCTACCAAAATAAAACTAACACAGGTATTATTAAATAGTGACTCTATAACTCCTATATCTGTTCTTTCGGATAACTACATGAAAGGGAAACATTTCATGATTGCAGGCGGAGAAATAGATTTCGCCAATGAACAATTTACCTGTAAGATGATAGAAGCATAATGACGATTCAAATAAAAAATAAAGCTATTCCATCATCACCCCGGTCAAAAAATTATCCGACTGGGGCGATTGTTAGTGTGTCGCCTGGCGGAGGTAGTGGAGTGACTTCCAACGGTGGCGGATCAAACGTCACTATTCTAGGAAAAGACGATTTGAGATCGGCGACAGATTTAAATGTTTTCTCATCTCTTCGCACGCTCGCGGAGATATTATCTATAATTGTAACGAAAGATGATACCGAAACGAAGCTAACAGATAGTAATGTTTTATCGTCACTCCGAGTAAGCACAGAACTTGATACAATCAAAGAAAAGGTTAAGGAGGCTATCGAATCTTTAAAAGACTTGTATCTATCCAAAACAGCGCCAGACGAAACACAATTTCTTATCAAGTTGCTAGGCGGTTTAACCGTTGATAACGGGCTAGACGTAACGAAGGGTATTTCTACGGATACGTTGACCGCAACGACAACAGCGACGCAAATACTAAACGTTTTTGATAAACTGATTGCAAAGTCGGCGGCTTTTTCAGACGATGTGACTGTATCGAAGAAAATGACAACACTAAATTTGCTCGTTCAGAAGGTTGCAGAGATACACGATTTAAGCGTATCTCATGTTGCAACTTTAATGGGTACAATAGTAAAGGACTATATCTCTTCCGAGTCTTTTGTCAGTGGTTTGGGCGGCGAAGGAATGAAGATATACAAAGCGGTCACAGGTGACTGGAATATGGAAATTGATAATCTTACAGTTCGAAAGATATTTTCCATATTTGAGTTGGTTGTTCAGAAGATAACTCATCAGGGCGGCATGGTAATCCGGTCTGCTGCGGGTGGTAAGCTGACTAAAGTAACTGATGGTGGTTCATATTGGAAATGTGAGCACGATAGTACGGATGATTTCATAAGGGATGATCAGATAATATGCCAGTCATTTACAGGAACTTCTACCAAACGTTATTGGCGTTTAGTTACTTCCGTCGGAGCAGGCTATTTTAATCTATCTAAAACTGACTGCGAGCAGGGAAGCGGAGCGCCCGAAGTAGGAGATGATGTCGCAGTATTAGGCAACAGAACGAACATAACCAGACAAAAAGCACAAATAGATTGTGCTGTTGGTGATTTTGCACCTTATCGGGATGATTACGACGGAATTAATTCCTATTCTCTTGTAGGTCGGTTGATTACACGTACCGGAAATCTTAACGGTATTACTGATGCAGTATTTGGTGTATTGATTGGCTCTGGTTTGTATGGCACTAATGTTTATTTAAAAGGTACATTTGTACTTCATTCTGGAAAGAAAATAGAAGAAGTAATCGACGATGTTAAAAACGATCTAAATGGGAGAATAACCGATGTAGAGACGAACTTTGAAATTCGTGAAGGACAAATTTCTTCTAAGATTAAAGAAGTTAATATTGCTGTGTCGAACGCGAAACAGAGCGAAACGAACGCTTCTAGTTCGGCTACATCCGCCGGAGTTTCTGCAAATAACGCGTCTAAAAGTGCCACGGATGCACAAGGAGCAGTGACTAATGCCGGGAAGATATTGGAGGAAGTAACATTAAAAGAAAGTTCTGTAACTCAAACAGCTGGAGAAATTTCTACAAAAGTAACCGAAGTTAATAAAAAGGTAACCGAGGCGAATACTGCCGCTACAAATGCGAAAAACTCCGCAACGTCTGCATCCGGTTCTGCTGGAACTGCATCCGGTAAAGCGGGTGAGGCTGTAAATTCGGCAGCTAATGCAAAACAATCTGCAGATAATGCGGCGAAAGTCCTCGAAAATGTGACTTTGAAAGAAAGCTCTATCGCCCAGACCGCCGGAAACATAACATTGCAGGTTACGGAAGTCACGAAGAAAGTAGTAGAAGCGAATATCGCCGCTACAACCGCTTCAACTAAGGCGGCAGAAGCATCTACAAGTGCTGGAACGGCTTCAACCAAAGCAGGGGAAGCATCTACCTCTGCAACTAATGCGAAAAATAGTGCTTCTACTGCTAGCACTAAAGCGGGGGAAGCTTCTACTTCCGCGACAAATGCGAAAAAATCAGCAGATAGTGCAGCAGCAAAGCTCACTGCCATTTCCCAAAAAGAATCTAGTATCAATCAGACGGCAAGTAGTATCACATTACAAGTTAAAGAGGTGACAACTAAAGCTAATGAAGCTGCTAATTCTGCAACAACCGCTGCAACTAAAGCGGGTGAGGCTGCTAGTTCAGCAACTAATGCGGCAAAAAGTGCTACAGACGCAAAGGCACTTCTCGATAATGTAGATGGCAAGTATGTAACCAAGACGGTATACGATTCAGGAATTAAGGTGCTAAGCGATAGTATTGCGCTAAAAGTGTCACAAGCGAGCTTTAATACATTAGGTATACGGGTTAGTAGTGCGGAAAGTACAATATCGCAACATACAACCCAAATTTCATTAAAAGCCTCACAAACAGATTTGACAGCACTTGGAACTCGTGTTTCCTCTGCCGAAGCTAAGATTACATCCGAAGCGATTAATTTAACAGTAAAGAGCCAAACTGAAACTATTGCAAACTCCGTTACATCTGCCTTGCAAAATCGAATTGTTGAAACTGGAATTGACATAACAAACAAGCGCATTACGGTGAAAGCAGATACTTTTCGTGTACAGGATACATTGGGGAATGCAATAGCGATATTTAAAACCAATACAGCTGGGAAGCCTATTCTTAAGGCTGAAAATATTGATGTCGATAATTTAACAGCAAAGAAATTAGACGGTGCTATTGGATCATTTAAAAAACTAACAGCAAATAATTCGAATGGAGAAGAAGCTGGGTCAATAACCTTTGGAGATACAGCAAATACTAAGTCTTCTTTAAATATAGATTTTGCAACTACTTGGGTTGGCGGTGATTTATACCAACAAGGGTACAATTCTGTGGAAGGCCGATCTTGGCGGTTCTACGCATCTGATATTTGGTGTAGAGGAGAATTCGGGCATAGGGTAATGACTAAGATAGAAGTTTCTGCTAATTATGATTCGAATTTTAATGTTCGTTTGTATGGATATGGTACGGATACGAATGTAGACAAATACCCTCAATCAGGACAACCAATAGATTGCGTTATAATGAAGGGAAGAGGAAATAATGTTTTACGCATTTGTAGTTCTGCGGAATATAAAAAAGTCACAGTAGTTAATAACTCAGATTATCCCAAGAGGGTGATATATAACCAACCGAATTCTCTTGCTTACACTATTGAGGCATGGGGGTTCAGAACATTTGTAACTGCGGGTATTGCAACAATATCTTCTCCATATAACGTTAATAATCTGTATATTCTTAAATAATAGTATATTATGAATTATGAAAATAGATTTTAGAAACATTGAAGTAACAGACCTTGAAGGGAATAAAAGTACCTCCGATGTCAGCAAAGAGTTAGGTAATATAATCTACAATAACACTACCGACTTGGGCGAATTAGAATTTGCGCAAGAAGTTTATAAACATGGCGAAGTGGAAGTAGATTCAGTAAAGGCGGAAACTATACGCAAATACATGGAAGTAGGACGTTTTTTCGCCCGCATCAAAAAAGGTGTATTTGATCTATTAGACAGTATTGACAATGAAAAATAAAAAGATTATGGTAACAAAAATTTTGAGTGAAAAAACAAGAACTACACAAGTAGAAGCGATTGCAAAAGAGGGTGAATATGAATATCAGACAACATATTCGTACAATGAAAATGGCATAACTCGTTTGCAGTGTTGTATTATCCAAAAAGCGAAAACAGATTTAGGTGAACAGACTGTGCACGCTGGGTATATGACTTTAGAAGGTGATAGCAAGTCTATGAACTTTCCTACTGGTATTGACATAGTGCCGCATATTTCTATGTTTGAGAATATATTAAAGGAAGTAAATGAGGGATTGATTACCATAAGAGCTATCTAAAACGGACAAAATAAGCCTACAATAAAAGATATGGAAGAATGGATAAAAATAATTGGTGCGTTAGGTGGATTAGAGGCGATCCGATTTACTGTTACTTTTCTAGCGAATCGAAAAACGAACGCTAGAAAAGAAAAGGCTACGGCGGATTCTATGGAACTTCAAAATTTACTTTCTATCATTGACAATCTAAACAAGCAGATCGAGCGGTACGACGAACGATTAAAACAACGTGATGAGAAAGTAGATACGATTTATCGAGAATGGAGAACCGCACAGGCAGAGGCGCAAAATTGGATGCGTAAATACTACGAGCTTGAATTAGCTTTTAAGGATGCGGAACACAACCGATGTGATAGACCAGACAGCGAGTGCAGCCGGAGAACTCCGCCGCGTAGACCAATTACAATTAATAATCAAAATAAAGAAGAAAGCAATGAATAAAATAGATTCGCTTATCATCCATTGTTCGGCTACGCGCGCCGGGCAGAATTTGACCGCAAAAGACATTGATCGTATACACCGGGCACGCGGATTTAACCAGATCGGATATAACTATGTTATCCGGATTGATGGGACGGTAGAAAAAGGGAGATCTTTAGCGGTTGACGGAGCGCATTGTAATACGAAGGGTTTTAGCGAATCTTCGTATAATAAACATAGTGTTGGTATTTGCTACATAGGTGGTTTGGATGCAAACGGAAAGCCTGCAGACACAAGAACGATCGCCCAAAGAGCGGCTTTGCGCGAGTTGGTTGCTAAACTCTGCAAAGAATATGAGATAATCGAGGTTCTCGGACATCGTGATACTTCGCCCGATCTGGACGGAAGCGGAGAGGTAGAGCCGAAAGAATATATAAAGGCGTGCCCCTGTTTTGATGTACGCTCCGAGTTCCCTAATTTCTTGCGTAATACAGTAGTTCGACCATGAAACGGCTAGTTTATATTATTATACTGTTAATATTAGCGGCGTGTTTTACGTCTTGCCGAACCCAATATATCCCGGTTGAATCCGTTCGCACTGAATACAAAACGCGCGATAGCATCCGGATTGATAGTATCTATCAGCGTGATAGTATTTATACGCTCGTAAAGGGTGATACAGTCTATCAGTATAGATATAAGTATCTGTATCGCTACTTAACAACGAATCGCACCGATACTATTCTTAAAAACGATTCTATTCGTGTGCCTTATCCGGTCGAAAAGAAGTTGAACAGATGGCAAAGTTTAAAGATGGAGCTAGGCGGATGGGCATTCGTGCTGGTTATTGCTTGTGTGATTGGATGGTTAACTTATCGTTTGAAAAAGGAGTAGAAGATTACTTGTTAACGAACAGGTAAAAGGTCTTTAATTTTTTGATATGAGGCATATTATTTAGTTGTGAGTTCTAAGTTTAAATTCATCTTTTTTTTAACAGCTATTGTTTTTTTTGAATAAATAATTACTTTTGTGGTAAAATTGTAACCTGTGTTCAAT